CGGCGTAAGCAGCGCGGCACGATGAGCACCAACACATTGGATGAGACGGGACAGTTGAAAGAGTCCATCACCTCCGAGGTTAGGGGTTTGTGATATGCCTGGCTTAGACGTTAACGATGTCCTCGCCAATCCGTTGTTCTTCACATACTTTGATGTGTTCCGTTACGACCAGGAACTGGTGGATGGCGTGACGCACGTATCTAACCCGAAGGATTTTCGCGGTGTCTCGGGTGTGGTCACTGCCATTCGGGGCCGGGAGCTCGAGCGGTTCCCGGAAGAGGAGAGACTCTCGGGCGCGATCCAGATCTATACCAAGTTCCGATTGACGGGAGGCAAAGGGGCGACATCGGCGGACGAGGTTGAATGGCCGGTCAACTCTGGTGTCTTCTACATCGTCATTCAGGTGGATGACTGGTCGCAGTTCGGTCGCGGTTTCGTGCAAGCGATCTGCACTCTTGGGCAACTCAATCCTCCGAGGTAACGATGACTCGTGGCGTTCCCATCAATCCTCCTCGCCCGCCGCCCACACCTCCACCATGGGATCAGTGGACGCAACCCGATAGCCGGGTGTTCGGATATGTCCAGCCGACGCCGGACAGCCCGCCATACCTCGAGGACTACGACCTCGAGCATTTCTTGCAGCAGATGGTGTTCGGCATCACCGGTCTGCCGACTAACATGGTGCGGCCGCGGTGGCAGGAACTTCCGCCCAAGTCACCGGAGCGGACCGTCGACTGGTGCGCCATCGGCATCCAGGAAGAGACACCGGACGACAACGCCGCGTTCATCCACCATGGCTACTCGACGCAGAACCAGTTGGGATACGACGAGATGCAGCGGCACGAGGAGCTGACCATTCTGGCGTCGTTCTACGGTCCACACTGCCGGGGTAACGCCCACCTGTTGCGGGACGGGTTGTCGGTGGCTCAGAACCGAGACGCCATGCTTCTCAACGGCATGGGCTTCGTCGCGTCGGGATCGGTGCGCCAGGCCCCCGAGCTGGTCAACATGGCATGGCGGCGGCGATACGACTTCGACTTCACCATTCGCCACGTCGCCGTCAGATACTATCCGATACGCAACCTGCTCACGGCGCATGGTCTTATTCACCGGGATCCTCCTGGAGATATCGAGAATTGGGAGACGCAGCCTTATCCCGAGCCGCGTCAATTGAAACTACCACTGGAAGGAGAAGGCAATGGTCAAGGGTCTTGATGTCAGCGATGTCGTAAACGTCCAGGTCGTCATCCAGCCCCTGGCCGCGCCGCTGCGCAACTTCGGCACGTTGATGATCCTGGGATCTTCCCCGATCATCGACACCAACGAGAGATACAGGCAATACTCCAATCTCACCGAGGTGGAGGACGATTTCGGCGTAGCGTTGCCCGAGTCGCTCGCCGCCGATTTGTTCTTCTCGCAGTCTCCGCAACCAAGTATCTTGTATATCGGTCGATGGGCTCAGAACGATACGTCGGGCGAGATGCATGGTGCCATCCAGACACCGGCTCAGCAGTCGATCCAGAACTGGATACCTATCGCCAACGGAGCGATGAACATCTCTGTCGATGGCGTGCCGGTGCGTCTACAGGGAATGAACTTCACCGCCATCACTAATCTCAACGGTGTGGCTGCTATCATCCAGACGGCTCTACGCGCCGCTCCTCCCGGCGGTCCGGGTATCTCTGGGGCGACGGTGCAGTGGGATCCTTTCAATGATCGCTTCAACATTATGTCGGGATCGACTGGCCCCACGTCGTCAGTCAGCTGGGCCAGGCCGCCAACGGCATCGGGGAACATCTTGTTCTCGGCTATCCCCAACAATGGAGACACCATCACTCTCAACGGATCAGTGATCTCGTTTGTCACCGGACCGGCGCAGAACGCCTCCGAGGTGGAGATCGGCCCCGACGTGCCGACCACGCTGGAGAGTCTCATGTCGGTGCTCCAGTCGAGCACGGACACCAACGTCCTGCTATTCTCCTTCTGGGAGGATGGCGTCGACACCTTGTATCTCGAGGCGGCTGCTCCCGGAGTGGGTGGAGCGGCATTGACCATCGCCGCGTCGGCGGCCACGGTTAGCGCTCCGACATTGCTGGGCGGCGCTGGCACGGACATCTCGGCAGTGGCGTTCCTCACCGAGGCGAGCGGCGCTCCGGCTCCGGTCGATGGTGTGGACTCTGAGACGCTGCCCGAGGCGGTGGCCACATTCGCCGATATCTCTGGTGACTGGTATGGCCTGATGTATGCGGTGACCACACCTCCTCCGATTGCCGACATCATTATCGCTGCTGAGCAGATTGAGGGATACGACACGTCTCGGATATTCGGCATCACCTACCAGAATACCGACGTGCTCAATTCTGCCGTCCAGTCTGATCTGCCATCGCAGCTCCAGTCCCTCGATCTCAAACGGACGTTCACCTTCTACTCGCAATCGTCACCCTACGCTGTGGCGTCGGCGTTCGGGCGGGCGTTCACCGTGAACTTCGAGGGGTCCAACACCACCATCACCCTCAAGTTCAAGCAGGAGCCGGGGATCGTGCCCGAGACGTTGACCGAGTCTTGGGCGGCGACGCTGCGGGCCAAGAACTGCAACGTCTACGTCAGGTATAACAACTCGACCGCCATCATCCAGGAAGGTGTGATGGCCAACGGATACTTCTTCGATGAGGTGCATGGCACCGACTGGCTGCAGAACCGGGTGCAGACCGACGTGTATAATCTGCTCTACCAGTCGACCACTAAGATCCCACAGACCGACGCCGGGACGCACCAGATCGTCAACGTCATCGAGGCGGCCTGCGTCCAGGCTGTGACCAACGGGCTGGTCGCTCCCGGAGTGTGGACAGCTGGGGGCTTCGGTCAGCTATCAATGGGCGACACATTGACCAAAGGCTTCTACGTATACGCCCCACCTGTGGCGACGCAGGATCAGGCGGATCGTGAAGCGCGCAAGTCGGTGCTCATTCAGGTCGCCGCCAAACTGGCGGGGGCCATTCACTTCGTCGGTGTCATTATCAACGTCAATAGGTAAAGGAGGTCATCTATGTCTCAGTATGTCTATTCGTTCCTGGACATCCTGGGGGCGGTCACCGGCCCTGGCATGTCGTTCTCCATCGGCATGGACGAGGGGATCGCCGAGGAAGGCATCACCATCGCCATGGACGAGAACAAGAACACCAAGACCATGGGCGCGGATGGATCGGGCATGCATTCGCTGCACGCGGGCAAGGGAGGGTCGGTCACCATCCGCACCCTCAAGACTTCCCCGCTCAACTACATGCTGGATCAGGCATACAACTTCCAGACGACATCGTCTGCGAACCACGGACAGAATATCATCTCGATCCGCGACGTGGCTCGAGGTGACTCATTTACCGCCCAGCAATGCGCGTTCCGTAAGCTTCCAGACAACATCAATGCCAAGGACGGCGGCACCATGGAATGGGTCTTCGATGCTATCATCGTCGACATGCTCCTGGGCAATGGCACACCTGCGGTTACGTGAGGTGAGCCATGGAGTTCGAGGTCAATGGCCGGAACTACCGGTCCGCCAGGATGGATGCGATGACTCAGTTCAACGTCATCCGTCGACTCGCTCCGATCATGGAGCCATTGGGTCAATACATCAAGGAGAGCTCTAAGGTCGTCCCCAAGCTAAACGGAGATGGTAGTCTGGACACATCGGCGACAAACCAGGAAGCGGTGGTCAACGCCATGCCGATCATCAAGGCCATCGCCGAGTTGCCTGAGGAGACGACCGACTACGTCATATCGACGTGCATGAACCTGGTGAAGCGGGATGAAGGCCAGGGTCGCGGATGGGCTCCGGTGTGGAATGAGCGGGCGCATCGCCCGCAGATGGAAGACATCGACATGGGGTCTATGCTGCAAATCGTGATCAATGTTCTCGGAGGGTCGTTCGGACCTTTTTTTCCAGAGAGAAACTGGTCATCAGAAACCAGGAGAGACGGTCCATCGATTTTGAACCAGTGAGATTGCCCGACGATCTCGATTACATGATGGGGCCAGTCGATGCTGGCATGTGCAAGTTCGAGAGTCTGATCGATGGCACGTTGGATCTGTCTCACGTCGATCTGATGAACGACACCCTGCGGGCCAAGTCTGAAAATGAAACCAGAGCTCACGAGGCAATGCGTCGCCGAATGGAGAGGAAGTAAATGGTCGACGAGGTTCTGAAAAGATTTCTTGTTGAACTCGTCTACAAGATGGACCAGAATACCTGGAACCAATTTAACCAGACGATCAATAATACTACCGTTCACATCAACCAGTTCAATCAGACCATCAATGTCCTGTCTAACAGGATGTCGGTGTTCATGGGAGGCGGGGGCGGAGGAGCTGGTGGTGGCGGCGGAGGTGGTGCCGGGGGTGGGAGTTCCAACTGGGGTCTCATAATGCAGTTGCCCGGCATGTCTGGCATCGCCGGATCGGTCGGTCTGATACGCACCGGCGGGGTGATGGGCGCTCTGGTGGGCGGCCTCCAGATACTTGGCAATGTTCTTGGATACGTAGCTCGGGAAGGCATCAAGACATCTCAGATGATGGTCGGCCTTCACTGGGCCGCCGTGCGTGTCGGCACCAGCATTGGGTCTCTGTATGGGGCCGGAATGATGGACCAACTGATGGGGGGAGTCCCCTACAAGGAGAGTGCCATGACCATGGGCACTCAACTTCGAATGTATCCATCCCTGGCGCGCACCATCCGAGCTCGGTTCCCAGATCTCGCCAAGCAGTTCATGTCGGGAGATGATCCGAGCAAATGGGACATCAACAAACTCCAGATAGGTATGGCGGAACAGATCTCCAGGACATCTTCGTCGTTCGCCGCCGGTATATCTCAAGCTGGAGTGTTCGGCATATCGCCGGAGGTCTACGCCGTCGCATCGACTGCCGAAGGAAGCAAAAGCGAACAGGAGAAACTCAAGAAGATTGATGAGATTAACCGGAAAACCGGATGGGATCCTAAGGCGGCAGCCGATGCAGCCGATAATCTCAACACGGCAATGGTCACGTTACAGAAAACCTTCGAAATCTTCTTCATGCAATTGACTACAGAATTTATTACTTTCTTGACCAGTCATCAAGCGGAGCTCAAACAGGTTTTTCAGGATATAATGAGTTTCTTGGAGTGGATAATCAAATTGGCGGGAAAAGCTGCCAAGCCCCAGCCGGATTTCAAGATAGAACATGGAAGGCCGGAGGAGTCGGGGGTCACGCAATGGCTATGGGACAAGTTTCATGATATATTTGGAGGTGGTGATAAAAAGGTTGATGAGAAGAAGAATACCGATGCCACCCAGAAGCAGACTGATGCCACCGACAAGAACACCGATGCATTGAACAAGATCGTTGAGGCGGGGACAACCTATACGGCGCTCGAGTCCGGCGGCATCAGCGGACTGCCTGCATGGGGGAGTAAAGGAGGAACTGTCGCTGCCGGTCGTGGGGGTCGAGGAGGAGGTGGCGGTGGTGGTAATGGGGGTGGCGGCGGCATGATCACCACTGAGGAGTGGCAGAAGGCCAGTTCACACGCGGGAGCATTGACGGCTCTGTATAAGGCGGAAGCCATCAAAGCGGCAGGCGGAGATAATGAAGAGGCACGGCGCATCTTCATGACCATGCAAGGCATCCGAGCCGGTGAGAGTGGTCACGGCTCCAAGTATGATTACAATCCGAGAGATCCCAGTGGAGGTGCATGGGGACCTTTCCAGATGGTCGGCGGGGGACGTATGGGCACGCAATTTGAGAAGGCTCATCCAGGAATGAGCATCAGAGACCCAAGCACCATTCCTACTCAGGCAGCTTATGTAGCTAAATGGATACATGAGCATCCACACGCTAATATTCATAGCACATGGTTCGGTTATAAAGGTGAGATGAAAGGTGATCCGCGATGGGGCGAGAGTGGGTATCGTCCAACGGGAGAGCCAATAGGCACGGCAGGATCGTCATCAGCGCACCACACCGATAACAGCGATCACAGTATCAGCCATCCCGTGACGATCAACGTCACTGGTTTCGACGATCCCAAAGCAGCTGGCAAGATGATCGCCAGTTCGCTCGACGACACGCAACAGCGCATGGTGCGTAACTTCAGGACCAAGATAGCATGAGCCGAAACTACAAGAGGTATTGTCAACTGATCGTGGCCGGTCAGAGCCAGGCTATCGATCTGTCGGCCATGCGTATCCGCTTCAGCATCCACCACGCCACTAACGCCATCCCCAAGTGGATAGAGGCTCGCGTATATAATCTGTCGAAGCAGACGGCCGAGAAGATCAAGGGGATGGCGGAACTCGGGTTCCTCCAACTCGACGCCGGATACGAAGGCAATCATGGCGTCATCTTCCAAGGTAACATCAAATACGTCAACCTCGGTCGAGAGAGTCCCACCGATACTTACACGGATATCTACGCCGGTGATGGCGACGTGGCATTCAACTTCGCTACCGTCAGCAAGACGTTCGCGGCGGGATCGACGCCACAGGATCATTACAATCACATCCTGCAGCAGTATGGTCAGTTCGGCGTCACCAAAGGACTGGTATCTTTCGTCGACCTGTCGCAGCCCAAGTATCCGCGCGCCGTCACCTTGCAGGGAATGGCGACGAACGCCCTCAACACATTGGCCACCAGCAAGAACGCTCTGGCATACGTCGACATGGGTAAGCTTCACATCGTCGACAAGGGTCACAGCCCACAGGTGTCGGCCACTGTTCTCAATTCATCCACCGGCCTGATCGGCATGCCTCAGGAGACGGTGAACGGCATCATCGTCACCGCCCTCATCGGTCCTCAGTTCAGCATCAATACTCGATTGCAGATTAATCAGAAGGACATCAATCCATCAGATCCGGTGTGGGGCACGGGTGGCGACTACTCGTTCATCGAGGCCGATTTCCAGCAGCGCATCGACGCTCTGAAAACCGCTGATGGCGTATACCGGGTTCTCGCCATCGACTGGGAAGGAGATACACGCGGATTGCCTTGGTATGTCACCATGATCACCATTGGTGAGAAAGGGGATCAAAACTATATTCTCAAGTCGACCGGCATCAAGGATCCGGCTCTGGCCGAGGGTCCGGCGAACTCCACCCCGTCTATTCCCCCCGGAAGTAGTCCGGGTCAGGGTAGCCCAGCCAAGTTCAGTTATTGACCATGGCTAACGAACTCGTTCCTTATGATGCGCCTGGGCAGTTGCCGCCTGCCGGGGGTTATAACCCGCCCGCTTCCAATCCGGCTAACCCATCTGGAGCCTTGACGCAATCCAGCTACGGCCCGACTATCGGCGATGTCACTGCTTCATACGCCATGATCTCGACCGGCGCTCGATACATCGGCACTATCATTCCTGATGTCAGCGTCGAGGAGATCCACACTGATACTATACGCATCACCGATCATCCTGTGGAGACTGGAGCGGCGATCACCGATCACGCGTTTCACTTGCCCTACGAATTGCAGATGCGCGTCGGCTTCTCCGACAGTTCGCATCAGACTTCTGGTTTCGTCAAGATGATCTACCAGACGATGATCGCTCTGCAACAAGGCAGAGAACCGATGAACGTCTCGACCGGCAAGCGACTGTATCAAAACATGCTGATCCAGTCGATGGCGGTAACTACGGACGTGACCAGCGAATACGCCTTGAACATGACCGTCAATCTGCGCGAGATCATCATCACCAACACGCAGCAGACGCAGGTCAGTCCGAGTAATCAGGCTACACCGAGCCAGACAGCGTCTCAGAGCGATCAGGGTTCTCAGACTCCAGATCCAGCAACGTCTGGTGATTGGGAGGCTCCCCACGCCGCTCAACCTTCGCCACCGCCCCCAGCTTCCGAGTGGCAACCGGGTGATGCCGGTCCCCCGCCTCCTTCATACGAACCCGGCGGAGGCACTGCCCCTCCAGGTCAACAGCTTCCTCCGAGTGTGGGTCCTGGGGAAGCCGCCGGGGGTATCGTCCCGTGGTCGGGGGTGGCTGAGCAACCGGCGCAAGCGCCATCCACTGGGACAGGCATCCCGCAAGGAACCACCGGATCGGCGGAGGATCCTGTGGTCGGGGTTGGCACTGAAGGTGGAGTGCCGTAATGGCCCAGAGTTACGAGATCCCGCTGATCAGCCAGGCCCAGAAACTCAACATCCAGTTGGGAACCAACTTCTATTACCTCCGTTTGCGATACTGCTTCACGCCGATGGGTGGATGGATCATGGACATCTACGACAACTTGGCCAACCCTCTGATATGCGGCATCCCTCTGGTCACCGGATGCGATCTGCTCGAGCAATACGCATACGTAGGCATCCCAGGGTCGATGTATGTAGCCACAGATGGCAATCCACCAGAGGTGCCGACGCATGATAATCTCGGATCGACTAGTCATCTTTACTGGTATGCCTGAGGTTAACCATGGATCTGCGTGAACGATACAAACTGACGGAGGACCCTTTCGGGTATGTTCTCGATTATGTCCTGAAGCACATCTGGACGAACCAGGTTGGATTGATCACCCAGAACAGCGATGGATACACGGTGCAGACTCAGCCGGCCATCAAGTATAAGCAGACGATGCCGGATGAGACGGTCCAGGACAAGGACATGCCGATCCTCCAGGATGTGCCGATATGTCATCTCGGAGGCGGTGGCGTGGTTCTGACGTTCCCCATCGCGAAGGGAGATGAGGTACTGCTCAACCACGCCGCTCGGCCCATCGACACCTGGTGGCAGTCGGGCGGGTCGCAGCCTCAGATCGACGCGCGCACGCATCACATGTCGGACGCCATCGCTGTGCCTGGGCTGTGGAGTCAACCTCGCAAGGTCAAGAACGTATCGACATCATCGGTCCAGATGCGCACTGTGGACGGCACATCGACTCGCGATGCATCAGGTAAGACCACGTTCACGCCACATGCAATCTTCGATCTGAAGCCAGATGGATCGTTTACTCTTAATTCGGTCAAGCCTATGACCACTAATGTGCCTCAGCACAACTACACCGGTGACGTGACCATCACCGGCACGCTGAGAGCCACCGAGGTGATCGCCACAGGAAACAACATCACTCTCGGCACGCATCTCCATTCGGACGTGCAACCAGGAGGTGGCAACACCGGTCCTCCCGTTTCTGGAACGATGCGTAGCACCATGGTCGCCTGCTGGGCCATCGCCACTCTTCTCGCATTGGACATCGTGCTGCGGGTGACTCATGCGATACCGTAAGCTTGATGCCAACGGCGACATGGTGTTCGGTCAGCAGCAGGCCGATTTCTGGATCAACGTGCCCGATGCTCCGGCCCAGGCGGTGTGGACCCGACTCCAGCTTTACCTCGGAGATTGGTTCCTGGACACCAGCGACGGCACGCCATGGCGCACTCAGGTTCTGGGAAAGTATACGGGATCGACGCGTGATCCGGCCGTCCAAGCTCGCACCCTGGGAACCCAGAATGTCACCGGTATCACCGCATACGCCAGCCAGGTCAACCGCGACACTCGAGATTTCAACGTGCAGATGACCATCGACACCGCATACGGTGTAGGATATGTCAGCGTGCAATTGAGAGAGCCAACATAATGGGCATCCCGCCAGTCACTCCTGTCGCCACCATCGACGCCACTGGTCTGCATCTTCCTGACTTCAACCAGGTGCTGCAATACTTCATGCAGGGGTATCAGAACATATACGGGTCCGACGTATACCTCGGGAACGACAGCCAAGATGGACAACTGCTATCACTGTTCACCCTGGCGGTAGACGATTTGAACTCGGCCATCGGCGCGGCATACAACTCATACTCGCCATCCACGGCCCAGGGGATCGGTCTGTCGCAAGCGGTCAAGATCAATGGCATCGCCCGCGAGGTTCCGAGCAACAGCACGGTAGACATCTACTGCGTCGGCGTGGCCGGGACTGAGTTGAACAACGCTTATGTCACCGACGCCGCTGACAATCAATGGTTCCTACCTCCCCTGGTGATCATCGATCCGGTCACCGCAGATGTCACTGCCACAGCGACGTGCGGCACCGAAGGAGCCATCGAAGCCAGCCCCAACACCATCACTGGCATCGGCACGCCGACTCTGGGATGGCAGACGGCAACTAATCCAGCTTCGGCCACGCCGGGCCAACCTGTGGAGACGGACGCTGCGCTGCGCAACCGGCAAGCCCAGTCGACCATGCTGCCGTCACTCACCGTACTCGACGGCATATGGGGCGCGTTGGAGGGCGTGCCCGGTGTGGCTATCGATCCTAGCTCTCAAACGTATCGGGTGCGCATCTACGAGAACGACACCGACGAGCAGGTTCTATACACGCCCAACTCGACGCCATTCCCGCCACACTCCATCTCGGCAGTGATCGATGGCGGCGACGCCGACGAGATAGCCAACATCATCGCTACCAAGAAGACTCCAGGGGCATACACTAACGGCACCACCACCATTCCTTGGATGAGCCCGTTCGGCATTCCCGAGTTGATCCGCTTCTCGCGTCCCATCGAGCCGGTGATCGTATACAGCATCACCTTGTATGCACTGGAGGGGTTCACCCAGTTGATCCAGGATCAGATCGCCCAAACGCTGAGCGACTGGACCAACGCTCTGGGCATCGGCGGGCGCGTCGATCAGATGAAGGCACTGGTGCCGGCTCAACTGTATGGCCAGATGCCCCAGTCGTCCACATACGAGATGGTTAGCCTGCAGTTGGCTCGGTCGGGCGACGCGTTAGGCACGAGTGACATCGTGTGCATGTGGAACGAGGCTCCGGCGTGTGACCCGACGCAGATCTCGTTCACCATTCCGCCCACACCCTACGGCAAGAGGCGTAGGCGTAGGTAATGCGCACCACCGACCAATACCTTGATCTGATCACGCCGTTCTTCCGCGGTCAGCCGAAGTTCACGGAGACGGTTGCGCTCCTGACCGACATCATCGCCAAGATGGAAGCGTTCGTCGCCAACAACTTGCCGCAATGCTTCGATGTCGACACGGCCATCGGCGTTCAGCTCGATCAGACAGGGCAATGGATCGGGCGCAACCGGGAACTGACGGAGCCGATATATGATGCGTATTTCAGCTTCGACACCGATGGTCTCGGTTTCGATCAGGCGGTGTGGCAGGGACCGTACTCCCCGGTTGAGGCGATATTCTTCCTGGACGATGAAACGTATCGGCGTCTCCTATATGCAAAGATCGCAGCCAACAATAGCGATGGCACATTCGAGACGATACTCAGCATATACGCTAATTTCTTCAGCGATCCGAACACCAATCTCTACATCGAGGATCGCCAGGATATGTCTTATGTGGTCGGTCTCACGGGCGCTATCCCGCCCGTCCTCGAGCAATACCTCCTGACCACTGAGTTCGTGCCCCTCAAGCCGGAGGGCGTTCGTATCTACTACGAGATCAACTCGATTAACAATAAGGCGATATTCGGGTTTGACCTCAATAATCAATTCATCCAAGGTTTCGATCAGGGAACTTGGGGCGTGACGCCGCCGTTGTCTTCAACAGGGGTGACCCCGATTGTGTTGACTGAGGATCTGTCCAACATCATCACCACCGAAGACTTCTACGAAATCGCCCTTGAGCCATAGGAACTGACATGATTGATACGCCAACTCCTCAAAACGTCATCGCCGGATCGATAGCGATCTCGCAGATGCCTCCGGCTACCACGCCGTTGACGGGCACCGAGATCGTGCCGCTGGTGCAGAATGGGGCCAATGTGCAGATCGATGTGTCGGAGATCATGACGGGTCTGCAGGGACCGCCGGGACCTCAAGGCAATCCGGGTCCTCAAGGACCGCCCGCGTGGGAAGCCGTCACACCATGGCAGGCGTTGATCAACTATGTCGTCGGTCCTCCGGCGTCTCTGGTCGAGAACAACGGCCAAATCTACGCATGTAACACCGATCACGTATCTGGGTCGACGTTCTCCGGTGACTTGGCTTACTGGACATTCATATCGGGCACCGGACCGCAGGGACCGCAAGGACCGCCAGGTGCCCAGGGAACGCCAGGGACGCAAGGCACCCAAGGTATTCCGGGGCAAGATGGACAAGATGGACTCGATGGGGCGACGGGTCCGCAAGGTAATCCAGGCCCCCAAGGTATCCCAGGTCCGCAAGGCATTCCCGGTCCACCAGGATCGAATAGCCCGCTCAATGAAGCTCCCACTGACGGCTTCTCGTATGGCCGAGTCAACGCTACATGGGGCCACGTCCTGCCGCTGATCGGCGGCACGCTAACTGGACAGTTGAATGGCACCGCGTTGGTTCTCACCGGAGCGCTTACTTCCGCCGGACTGCACACCCAGAATGGGTACTCGCAGATCAACGGCGGCATGCAGATTTACTGCGCCGGTGGACCAAGCTCTCCCAACGGGATGTTCGAAGTCTACAACGGTTATCTCAAGTCGAGCTATTACATCGGCATGCTGCTCGCGACCCCGAACAGTTTCGGTGCATCTCCCAGCTACGTTTGGGGCGCGGGGTTCTGGTCCGGTTTCTCCGGAGGTGGTGCATCATTCGACCGCACCGACAGGACCGACTGCGCCCTACACGGATGGCTGTGGGGGCAGAATAATCTGATTGGAACGGTCACCACCGACGGAGCGACTGTCAACTATGGTGGAGCATCTGACGCTCGCTTGAAAGATAATGTGCGTCCGCTCGCCGACGAGCAGGACATCGGGGCGACCATCGACGCCATCGAGCCAGTAGCCTTCGAATGGAATAGCACACCCGATCTTATGCCCGGTAGAGGTTTCATCGCACAAGACTTGCAATCCATTGTTCCTGAAGCTGTCGCCGCAGGTGATGACGATCCGAATAAGCGCCCAGGTGATGAAGGTTTCCGTTCATGGGGCGTTGATCCCGCGAAGCTGGTTCCTTATTTGGTTGCTGAGTTGCAAGCGTTGCGTCGGCGCGTTGCTGCATTGGAAGGAGCCCCGTGATGGCTGACGTGATCAATGAAGCACACGCCATCGATGACGACCATGTGTTGCTGATCACCACGACTGGCGTGCGCCTGTTTCATATCATCGGTGGTCCCGATGAGGCGACCGCAAAAGCTCTGCAAGATTTCCTCGACGCTGGTGGCGAGATTACGCCCGCGAAACAGAGGAGTCACCGCCAACGTCCGACACGAAGGAGCAGATGATGGATGACGTCTCCACGAAAGCGGTGGCCACAGCTCTCGCTGCCAACACCAATCCCTTCTACCCGTTTGCTGTCGCAGGCGGTTCCAATGTCTTAGACAACCCATCGTATGAAGCTCTTCCCGCACGCCAGACCGGATACGTGGCGGGCACGGCCCTATCGATCCAGTGCAACTCCACATGGCGACAGGCATCCATTATCGCCGCCATGATCGGCCAGTTCATTAACGACAATCAGCCGGCACAGATTGCTGACGATGGCAACATCCCCGTTCTGGAGCAAGAGTTCGAGAACGCCCTGCTGCAATTCATGTCGGGCCAGGGCATGGTGCAGCTGCAGGGACCGACATATACATACTCTCCGCCTTACGTCGGCAAGATGATGAACCGGTCTAATGCCGGTAACACCATGGCCGATGTCTTGCCCAACGCCGCATCTGGTCTAGCTCCCAACGTATCATTTAGGGTGCGCAACGGTGATGCCACGGCACTGCTCTCGATGTCGGCTCAGGCTCCAGCAGTTATCTTCAACGTCATCAACAATACCTTGGCTCTCGGTCCCGGTCAGACTGTCGATATCTTCTTCGACGGCACCAACTACTTCCCTGTGGGCAAGCCGGAACGCGTTCTGCTTGGCGCGGACACGACGATATACGTCAACGGCACCAGCGGAAGCGACTCAACCGGCAATGGTCTGTCGTCGAGCACGGCATTCCAGACACCACAGGCGGCATGGAACCTACTGCATGCTCGATTTGACTTGAACGGTCATGCGGTGACCATCCAGGTTGCTGATGGAACCTATACGAACAATGCGGCTCCGATCCTGTCGGCATCGGGCACTATCCCTGGACAGCTTTATCCGAACAGCGTGATCATCCAGGGCAACATGGGGGCTCCAGACAATTGCCTATGGACTACTCTAGGAGGCAGCTTAATACATTGCGTCGAAGGTTTCGGCGGGGCCATGTTCATGATCCAAGGCTTCCGCCTGCAGTCCAGTTACGCTTGCATCGAGTCAGCCGGATCGGGCACCATCATCTACTATCAGAACATCGATTTCTCGACATCGACGTGGTATCAGGTGTCCGCCCTATGGAGTGCCTTCATATATGCCGTGGGTAGCTATTCGATTTCCGCTGGCGGCGCGCAATGTCAGCATTTCACTGCCGGGGGTGGTGCCAGCATCTCCGTCAGCAGCAATGTGCATATCACTCTCAACGGTGTCCCAACCTTTGAGGCTTTCGCCGTGGCCACGTCTGGGGGTAACTGGGGAACGCAACCAGGCTTCCTCACATTCAGCGGAACCTGCACGGGTCAGAAATATTACTGTAACTTTAACGGCGTCATCAACTCCGAGAGCAGCGATCCCAACTTCTTCCCAGGATCCCTCGCGGGCAGCACGTCGTCGGGTGGTCAATACGACTAAGGAGGCATGGATGTCTGTTACACTGCAAGCACCGCCGGGATGCGTCGAGGTCGGCTACGGCCAGATACGCATGCGTCCCAATCTCGATGGATCGATCACCGTGCCGGAATACGTAGCCGTAGCTCTGATCGAAGCTGGTTTCACAGGATCCGGCACACCGAGCCCTCGGGGCATGGATGTCGACTCCGACAGCAACTACATTCTGCATGCATACGGAATGCGCACTGGTCTCGGTGGCATACCTCCCAACCAGGTCAAGGCCAAGGCTCTGGAGCTGTTGCAAACGTGGGGGTCACCTCAAGTGAGGATCAACCCGTGATCATCCCAGATCCAGAAATCTCTGATGCCGGTGTCGATGTGTTGATCGAGCGCGAGGGCCTGCGTTGTGAGGCTTACAAGGACAGCGTGGGAGTCTGGACCATCGGTGTCGGGCATACCAGCGCGGCGGGGCCTCCAGAAGTCTATGCTGGACTGACCATCACTGAGGAGCAAGCCTCAGAGATTTTGAACACTGATCTCGATGAATTTGAGGCGGCAGTGAATGAATGCATCACCATGCCAATGGAACAATTCCAGTTTGACGCATTCACATCTATCTGCTTCAACATTGGCACCGGGGCATTCAAGAGTTCCACCTTGGTGAAACGCTTCAATGATGGTGACATCGCTGGATGTGCCGATGCCATCCTCATGTGGAACAAACCTCCTGAGATCATTCCGCGTCGCCAGGGTGAGTATGTGCAGTTTCTCGGTGGCTACGTGCCACGTATCAAAACGCTAGGAGATTAGCCATGACGCTCGGTCTCGCATATTGGGTGCTGATGTTGATCTGGCTGGTGTTCGGTCTGCTGACCCACTTCGGCATGGTGGGCACAGCCATCGGGCCAGTTGCAGATATCGTTCTGCTGTTCTTCCTGTTCCTGCTACTCGGATGGCAAGTCTTCGGTCCACCATTGCATCGATAAGGAGATAAACATGAAGCTCGTCGGTAGAGACTTGAAGAATGTGAATTTTACTCAAGGAACCTATATAAAGGGCATCCCGGAGGATACCGATTGCACAGTTATAGTGTTGGGGCCGGAAACTCCGTTGGCACCGGCGAATACTGCCGCGCCGGTCATCAGCGGCATCCTTGAGTTCGGGCATGTGTTGACGTGCAGTAGTGGCACATGGAGAAACTCTCCAGACTCCTACGTCTATCAGTGGAGACGCGGTGGTGACGACATCCCGTCCACTGGTGACAGCCACATGCTCGTAGGCGATGATGTCGGACAAAACATGAGCTGTGAGGTCACCGCAACCAATGCCGGAGGGAGCGCTATCGCCATGTCTAATAGTGTTGGACCTGTAGAGCGCCCGATGACGCCGCCATGGGAGCCGCCCGCATGGCTGATCCGCGACAACGCATTGTATCCTGTGCCCGCTACACCAAGGCCCGATTACCTGAAAACCATCATCGATCCGACATTTGTTAGCAAGGTAACCCGCGTCTCGGGAGATCCAGGCACCGTCATCCCGAATAGTGGCGGCGAGACTTGGGGCGATGTATGCCGACAACACTTCTCGACGACGCAAGCGTGGAATTGCGATCAAAGTCTAATCTACATCGAGAACCGGGGCGCTGGAGCGAGCGGCACTGGAGGTATGTTCCTTAACGGGGAGACTTACGAGGTCGAGTTCATGCGTCCGAGCAATTGGCCTCCAGCATCCGATGTGCGATGGCACCCCACTGATCCTGGACTCATGGATTTCGCCAGGACCAGCACATTCGGCTTCGTCAATGTGCGGACTGGATGGGTTCCATTCCTCAAGGACTTCGGCAATGCCTATACCAACATGCGTATCGGCTTTAATCGAGGCAATCGATCATTCGACGGTCGCATGGTGGCGCTCACGGCGAGGACCGCTAATCGAGACGTCATCATTCCTTACAACATCGCCGCCGACGTGCGCTTTCCTGACATCTTCACTGATGCGATCCCTCCAACTGGTCGCGCCATGTCGTCATGCTTCATGTCGCCATCCGGGGAATACATCCTCGTCAACTACTCCGGTGATCTCTACGATCTGATCGATCTCCATGGAAATCTGATTGGAACCTTGCCTCAATATGCCGCCGCACTCGGTGATGTGGCATACGATAACAACCGGGATGAGGTGTGGATCGGGAGGCTGAATTCTAGCTCCATCGGCATGGGGTCCTCCGGCACGATCAGCAAATTCCGTTTCAGAGACGGGTTCCGCACGCAGCTCACTCAGAGCGGATACGTGTATTACACCGGGGCGAGAGCCCAGGCCGCCGCATATGCACTGCGCGACCGAGCCCGCTGGGCCAGTGGCGACACCCGCAATCAGAACCCATACGTCAGCGAGGTCCTGCTGATCGCATTGTCGGGCAACGTCGTCTTCCGCCTCTGCCATCATCAGAATGTCAATACACAGACCACCGACGAGTTCACGCAACCGAGTATGAGCCCGGACGGCAACCGCATGATCTTTTGTTCGGCATGGACCGGCGGCGATGGAGCCAATCGGCCTATCGGTGCCTACGTCGTCGACTGCCGCGAAGCTCCGCCGCCAATCAATCGCGTGGCTCCCCTGCTGGAAGGAGAGCCCGATGTCGGGCAGACTCTCCTTTGCCTAACCGGCGAATGGTATCCAGACCCCGACGACTACACCTATCAGTGGTTCCGTGGTAGCGATGCCATCGGTAGGTCGAGCGACGGCGCTGAGAGCAGCGAGGACAACTCCGCTACCTATGTGCTCACTCTAGATGACGTTGGGCAGGTGATCAGTTGTCAGGTGACGGCGAGCAATGAGAGCGGCAGCAGCACGGCAATGTCTGACGAGGTAGGTCCCATCGAGAAACCGCCTTCCGCGCCCGATGCACCCGTCAATACCACAGCTCCCGTTATTACCGGGACGCCTGAGGTCGGACAAACTCTGACCAGCACGCCCGGCGAATGGAGAAACGATCCGACGACCTACGAGAACCATTGGTGGCGAGGCACTGGGCAGATCGATGGCGCGACAGCTGGTGGATATACCTTGACGGCGGCCGATCTCGGGGCAATAATCAGATGTGAGGTCACGGCCACCAACGCCGGGGGTAGCACAGCTGCGTTCTCCAATAATCTCGGGCCGGTTGTGGCCGAGCCTGTCGAGCCGCCGCCGACTTCATGGGAGCCTCCACGATGGGTTATCACTGATCGCGTGGTGAGACCTATCCCCGTCGTGCCGAGGCCAGCTTATCTGGTGCCATTCACCGATCCGAACTTCGGCGCTCCGGTGACTCGCATCACGGGAGATCCTGGCACGGCGATCCCCAACGTCGGCGGCACATGGGGAGATTGCTGCCGCCATCACTACATCAATTCTCAGGCGTGGAACTGCGATCAAACGCTGATCTACCTCGAGCCGAACAAGGGAGTCGGTGCATCGGGGTCGGGCAGCCTGTGGCTGGACGGCGAGACGTATCAGCCACGCCATGTGCGCGGCAGCGGCTGGCCGTCGGGAGCCGATACGCGGTGGCACCCGACCGATCCGAGCTTGATGGACTTCGCCCGCACCAACACCTTCGGCTACTATAACGTGCGCACCGGGACGCAGCAGATCGTGCGAAACTTCGGCACGGAGTTCTCGGACCTCCGCATCGGGCACAACAAAGGCAACCGTTCTTTCGACGGCAACATGGTTGTGCTCACCGCTATTCGCGCCGGGCTCAAGGTAGTCATTCCCTACCGCATCGACACCGACACTGTGCTCGGCGTTATTGATCCTGGTATAGTGCATACGCGGTCAGCCTTCTCGTCGGCGTGGGCCGCGCCATCAGGCAACCGCATCATCTGGAATTTCTCTCCGGATAACTACTTCTACACCGAGCTCGACGGCACCATCGTCACCGAGCTGCCGATCAACTATTGCTCTCACGGAGATTGTTGCTACGACGCCCAGCGAGAAGACGTCCTGGTCGGGCGCGTCAATTCATCTTCACTTGGCTTCGGCGCATCCGGCACCGTCAACAAATGGCGTCTGCGCGACCGGCAACGCACTCAGCTCTCGACCGGCGGATACACCAGCCACACCAGCGCCCGCGCTCAGAAAGCGGGGCAAGGTGGGGACCGAGCCAGATGGTGCGTCGGGGCGGCGATGGATTACAGGAGCGGCGCTAATCCGCAGCACCCGCCATACACGGGCGAGATCATCATGATGGCCCTCACCGGATCGACGGTCTATCGCCTGTGCAATCATCAGAATACTCAGGAACCGGACTATGATGCATACTGCATGGCTGTTCCGTCACCAGATAACGGCCGCGTCATCTTCGCTTCGACATGGCGCGCTCCAGGCAACCCGGCACGGCCCATCGGAACCTACGTAGTCGACATTCGCAAGTGATCCCATGAGCAAAACTGACAACGACAAGAGAGCCGAGGGGGCAGCCATCGCCACCACGGTGATCGAAAGTTTGCGTAACCAGCCGTTCCTGCTCGGCATGCTGGTGATGCAGTTCATCCTCTTGGCATTCCTATACTTCGGCATCACCGAGGGTCGCAAGCGGGATCATCTCATAAACAAGTTCATCCTGGAGCGATGTTTGCCATCCGAGAAGGTGCCAACATGAACATCATCATTCTGCTGATCATCATCCTTCTTCTGTTCGGTGGAGGCTATGGATACTACGGCGGGTGGCACACCGGGTTCCCCGGAGGCACCTACGGCTACGGGGGCGGCCTCGGGTTGATCGTGATCATCCTTCTTGTTCTGCTCGTAATGGGAAGGCTTTGATCCATGAACCTGATTGCCAGGATCGTCGTGATCGGCGCACCCATCATCATCACCGCGTTGAACGCCGCCAACTACGAAGGAGCTGGGATCCTACAGCCAGACATGGATGAAGCCGTCTCGTCGATCCTGGGACTGATAACCACGGTGGCGGGTATGATCGCTTTAACAAGGAAATCATAATGCCGACATTATCGAAGTCATCTCTCAAATACCTTGGAGAGTGCCACCCCGATCTACGCAAGGTGGCGAACGAGTGCATCAAGCATTACGACTTCGCCGTCTACTGCGGCCACCGCGGCAAGGCGGCGCAGGACAGAGCATTCCGAGAAAAGAAGTCCAAGGTCAAATGGCCCAACTCGAAACACAACAAGACTCCGTCTCTGGCATTCGACGCATATCCGGTGCCGGGACCGAACTGGAACAACATTCCTTCATTCCACACCATGGCCAGGCACATGAAGGAGGCGGCCCGCAAGGTCGGCGTGAACATCAAGTGGGGGGGTGATTTCAAAAGTTTCTTCGACGGACCGCATTTTGAGATCTAGGTCGTTGACTTCGGGGAGTAAAAAATAAATCTAGCGTGCCGGTTGACATGCACTGCCCGATGTGTCACGGTGCCCACTGATCCCGCCTATGTGACATTCCTATGACTAGAAGACTGCAACCGGGTGGCGAAAGCCGCCCACAGAAGAGGAGAAGATAATGCCGCTTGCATATATTCACTTTTTGGACAGGCCCGACCTTGAGCGTCCGGTCGATCCTGGCTATGGCGTCGAGGGACCGGCTCATCCTAGCCACCCGATCTATCCTGGTCGCCCCGGTCGTCCCAGTCGTCCTGGACAGCTTCCGAGCTGGGGTGGGCGTCCGGTCGATCCGGGCTACGGGGTCGAGGAAGGTGGTCCGGGGCAGCTCCCCGATTGGCCGCCGTTCGTGCCAGAGGAGGAGACGGGAGAAGGTGAAGCCGGTCAGCTTCCTTCGCTTCCGCCGGGAACCGTCTGGCCGCCGTTGCCGCCCGAGTATCCTGGTGGAAAGGCTATGTTGATGGTGTGGATACCTGGAGTCGGCTACCGTTACACCGTGGTCGAAATTCCTGCACGTCCGGAGAGGCCGGATCGTCCTACGCGTCCGGTAGCTCCGGGTCAGGGTCTGCCGGGTCGTCCGACGAAGCCGTCGCCGTCGCCGTCGCCGGATCTGCACCACCGCTGAGATCATCCGCCGCGTTGCAAGATGTCTAGCTAACGACTTGTAGCAGAGGCGTATGAGGGGCGGAGGATGATCAGCGGTCCGAGCCATTAGCCCCGGCTCCCTGCAAACGATCGCCTCCGCCCTTTTTTGGGCTGTTTGAAAGGAGAACTACGATGGCTCAACCCCCGTTCCTTGCTCGCGTGCAGCAGGTGAAGCGAAGTGACGGCTCGACCGTCATCAGCAAGTCGATCCTGGTGCGTGTCATCCCAGTCGATGCCCAACCAGGTCAACCGGTGCCGCCAGCTCCTGGAGGTCAACCGGATCAATCGCTGCCGGATTTCGGTGAGGCTCCCGATGAGGATAGACCGAGCACTAAGCCGAGCCGATAGGAGTCCGCGACACCTGCGAGAATGGTGTGACAGTCGGAGAGACGACATTCCTCCTTGAGTGAAAACTGGCGCTCCCCGGAGCGCCTTTTTTGTTGTCATCTTCGTTCAGACTTTGTTCCCTTGGGGTTGACACAAGGTCCGTGGTGTGGTAACGTAAGACATCATCGATGATGCATACCTGGCCACAAGGCCGATCCGTTGGGATCTGTGGCAACCCCTTACCTGCGATACGCCATGGCATCGACATCGAAGCACCCGCCCCTCTGGTGGTGGGGTTGAGGTCTCTTTGACGCCCACAGGGTTCCGGCGCAAGCCTCTGCCTGTGGCACTGTGCTCCGGTTCGGACGCTCCAGCGACGCGCGCAAGCCCGCTGGGGCGTTTTCGTTTGTCACCTTGGCTTGCGCACGCGGATGGCGGCGATCAACTGGTCGAGACCCTGGATCACCGGCGGACTCGATGTCAGGGGGCTCTGCATCAGGCGTTCCTTGATTCTCTGCCAATACGCATCCAGCGTTTCCAGGTCAGCCGGTCCGCACCGTTGCAGTTTCTTCTGCACCGGGCATCCGCGCACAGCCTGGTCGAATGCGATGATGGAGGTCACCGACGCCGAGCTTTCGCGCATGGCCTTGACCAGCGGCTCGGCCTCGTTCGGGTGCATGACCTTGGGCACGATGGCCATCAGGGCGGTGATGATAGTCATTGACGCCTGAAGCTGGATCATCTCGATGTCTGTCATAACGGATCTCCCAGTGTTGCAAAAAGGTCACATGGGGTGCCGCTCCCGGTGCGGGGATCGCGCCCCATGGGCGAAACAAGGTCAAAAATATCGAACCTCGAGGCACCTTGAGGCCCCAAATCGGTTTGGGGATGGGTCACCATACCCGAACGCGAAACGCCCGCCCACAGACCTGTTAGGGGCCGTAAAATCGATTGCGTTGGGCGCATGGGTCGGGTCATCACCCATGCGTCCCACGCATGGCTCCAAGCTATGACAACCCAGATATACAGTCGGGGGTGTCGCATGCGAAGTTAGATGATCGGGGGCCATAGGAGGCCCACCGCACCGCGCCCGTCTTGCACATGGGGCAGGGCATGACCCCTTTGGTGATCCCCCGGCGCACCTGCTTGGCCATGTGTTCCATGACCTTGAGACTTGCATCCATCCAATCCTTGTCCGCCGATGGCTTGACCCACAGCTTCATATTCGCCCCTCACTTGCCTTAATGGCGTCCTTCGACTTGTCGATGATCTTGATCTCGCGTTGCTCGAGGACCCACTTGCCGCCTTGGGCGTCGATGACGTTGATGCCCTTGACCTTGGCCTCATGTTGGCTGTCGTAGGTGTCCCATTCGCGCCATGCGCCGCGAGCGTCCCAATACCACAGGATGAACTCGGTCTTGGGTCCAGCTAGGATTGTCGTTTTCATGGTGAACCTCCTGAAGAAGCCCCGGCGCGGATGCACCGGGGCCATGTTGCTATTGGATGCAGCCTGTGGGCGGGCACGTATCGTCCTGCCAGTAGTCGCTGTGGTAGTTGGATCTCGAGGCATGATTGGCCATTGCTGTGCCGATCATGGCCGCGCTTACGATGACAGTGATGATGAACTTCTTCATCATGGTCTCCCCTTATAAAGAAGCCCCAGCGGAGGATCCGCCGGGGCCATCGACTCACACGCAACTCTTACGCGGTGGCTTCCTCTTCGGCGGGGGCCCTCTTACGCCGCCGCAACGTCGCCTTCTTCGGCTCGGGTTCCGGGGCGGCCTTCTTCTTCGTCGACTTCGCCGGGGCCGGGGCGGGCTCGTCATTCTCAAGCTCGTCGAGGACCTTCTCGTATTCGCGCTTGGTCTCCCACCCATACATCTTGCCGGCCTTCTCGATCCCGGCGTTACGCAGCTTGACGCGCACCGACGCGGGGGCGAGGTCGAGTGCCTTGGCCAGGGTTTCGACGTTGTAAGGATAGCTCTCGGGCTCTTCCGGTTCGGCTGCCCGCTTGATCGGCTTCTTGGCCATTGTGTGACCTCCTCTTTAATCGGTCCAGCACGATTGCCACGACCGATGTTTTCTGGTATATCGCATCTATGATGTCAGTGTCAATAGAGTTTTTTGCCATCAGGAGATATATTTTCACTGCATGTTTTTGACCACGCCGATGCAGGCGGGAGATGATTTGATCGAAGTCGATGAATGAAAATGTGGTAGAATAAACAATGAGTTGGCGAGCCCGGAACAAATCCACTGACACCCCGCCGGTGCGGGTTTGACACACCAGCACATCGATCTCCCCATTCTGAAATCGGCGGTTGAGGTCGGCGCGGACCTGCGATTTGTCGCGGCGATCCCCTGTGGCCCCGGTCAGGGTTTCGACGCGGCGGAACCGTCGCTTCATCTCCGCCTCGACGACGGCGATCTCGGGTTTGTATCGGCAGAAGATGACGAACGGCGGGCGCACCTTGCCCGCTTCGATGACGCGGCGCAATCGGCGCAACTTGGCATCACCGCACGGGATCACTTCCTTGTCGATGGTGGTGACGAAACCACCGGTGATCTGCTGGAGTCTGACGAGGTTGACGACCTTGAGCTGCGACATGACCATGCGGCCATGCATCTCGGTCACCATGTCGCGCTCGAGCTCCCGGTATACGCGGCCCTGGTCGCCCCACATGTCGAAGTATTCGGGGATGATCTCGTAGGGCTTAAGTTTCAACACATCCTTGGTTACCCGCAGGCAGTAGGGTTTGATGGCCCGCAGGAACTGATTGAGCTTGGTCCGGCGGAACTCGCGCTTCTTGCCCATCCATCCAGCATGGCGCAGGTATTCATCGTCGAAGTCGGCCCACCGGTCGCCCAGGGCGGACGGCTCGATGAAGCGCATCTGAGCCCACACGTCGATGGGCGACTGTTCGATGGGGGTTCCGCTCAGGGCGAGTCTCTTTGGTTGCTCGCGCAGGAACCGCGCGGCGCGGCTGAATGACGACGCCCGATCCTTGATGCCCTGCGACTCGTCGATGATGACGATGGACCAGATGAAGCGGCGGATCTTGGGATCGAGGGATTTGCGCCGCCGCGACCGCTTGCGGATCGGACCGCCGCGCATTCCCTCCTTGTGCAGGATCAGCAGGCGGGGGCACGGCAGGAGTTTGAAATCGATCCAGGTGTGGGCGATGGCGACGTGTGGCAGTTCGGTGCGGATGAGATCGGCCCATGTCGAGTCGCGGGATGTCAGGGGAACCACTAGGAGACCGGAGAACTTGGGGCGCTTGGCCATGCGCTCGATCATGGCCGCCGCGATCCACGTCTTGCCGGTCCCCTGCTCGAAGAACAATCCGGCTCCATCCAGGGGCCACGCGAACTCGACCGCGTCTTTCTGATAATCGTCGAGCTTGTTCCAGATCATTTGATTGTCTTCAGCAGATCGATGGTTAATCCCGATAGGGTTTTGCAGGCTTCGACGATCTCCTGGTGACCGGCGAGAGCTTCGTCCCATGTCGAGTATCGCCGACACATAAGCTCCTCGTCAGGGTCAAATGCCATCGTCTCGAATACTAACGGAGGTCCGCCCATGCCGAACGAATAATCGATGCCTAGGAAGATGGTCGAGATATATACGCCGCCGATTGTATCTTGCGCCACCACTCTACGGTTGTGCTCAAACGTGAACGACCACCTCTGGATCGAGACGGGTTTGGGATTGTTGTTCTTGTCTAATACATAATATCTGATCATGGCATATCATATCACATCTTTACCACTTTAGCAACGCTGCGCAAATGAGAGCGATGGCTTGGTCGCCGGTCTCGACGACGCCGACGCATGCGCCCGACCGTTGCCACAGCTTGAGGACGGCGGACTGCAGGGGCCTTGGGGGTTCGTCGGGTTCCTTCACCTCGAATGCGCAGCACATGCCGCGCACGCACCCGAGGAGATCGGGTTCCCCCTCTCCCTGGTAGTCGGATACATGGATCTTGATAAAACGAGAGCCGGGGAACCGGCTCTCGATCTTTTCTCGGATGCGCCGTTGTCTTCGGCTTTCTGGCTTGGTGCTCACGCTTTTGCCTTCTGTCTGATGAACATGGTGCGTGATCCGTCTTCGTGCATCACAGTGATCAATTGTCCCGTAAGGTGACCCAGACCGTCCATCTGAAGTTTCATCAATGCCGCATCACGCAACGCGTCGGCGTAATCCTTCATCTCCTCAGCGGTGTGATGCACGCCCCACTTGACGCGTTGGGGTATGTCAGTCATGCCAACATGTTGGCTGTCTCGAGGGCGTCGATGACGGCGTTGGCTTTGCGGCGCAACGTCTTCGACTCCTCGAGATCGACATCGAGGTTGTATTTCTCCACGATGTCCTCGAGCTCGGACTCGTTCATCTCGGCGACATCGGCGGAGTCCATCGCCTCGAGTTTATCCTTCTTTCCCCCCCGACGCGTGGCGCGCGTGGCGCGGGCGGGCTTCTCCGGCTCTTCACCATTCGCCGCTCCATCCCTGCCGCGCGTGCGACGGGTGGCACGGGTGACCTTCTCCTTGGGTGCGGGTGCGGCCGCTTCTTCCTCGAGCTCGAAGTAGTCGGACACTCGGGACCGCGCGCTCCCCTGGTAATCCTCATGGGTGACCACCACACCCAGCTCGGCGTCGATCATCTCATCGAGGTCGATGTCCGTAGCCTTCTTCTTGACCTCGAAACCCATGCACTCCATCATCTGACGCAGGTTCCACAGGGACTGGTCCGACAGGGACGTGTTGTTATACAGGGTCGTCCCTTCGAATTTCCCCTCGTCCAGGACCTCGAGTTGCCACGCGAGGTATGGTGCCTTGTCCCCCTCCTTCTCCTCGACGGATACCACCTTGACGGCGTATTCGCCTTCGTCCACAAGTTTCCGATCCTCCGCCTTGCTGAAGTCGACGGTGATGATGCGGCTCTTGCCTCGTGTTGGTCTACGTGCCATTATTCTTCTCCTTCGATGATTGCGATGATCTCATCGTATGTTGGATCTATGATGATGTCCGGAGCATCGACGGACTTGGGCTTACGTATCTTGGTTATGTAGATCGGATTGGGTCCGACCCTCATGCAGTATTGTATCTTCTCCAGTTTGACTTTCTTTCCCTCCTTTTCCTTGGTGACGGTGTGTCGCCTGATGAAGGTGTTGCCGATGACGTATACCGCCGCGTTGAGTACCTTGGCCACCGATGGGCTAAGGGCGGGGCCGACCTCGGGCATCAATTCATTCTCCTCGTATTCCTCCTCTTCATCACCGCCCCTGCTGATGCGATCCTGGGCGATGAACACGATGTTCTTGGGCAGATCGCGATACCTGACGATCCAGGATTTCATCTCCTGGGCCACGTCGCCCCATTCGCGGCGGGTCATGCTACCCCATTGCCCCGCTTGCACGACGTTCTTCTTCTTGCGCCGCAACACTTCCTCGATGCACAGTTGCTGCACCATCGACAGGGTGTCGATGATGATCGTCTTGTATTTGGCATACTTCTTGGGATCCTCGATGATGTCCCAATAGATTTCCTCGAATAGCTTCCAATCCTTAACCTGGATGACATCGAGGTTGGGGATGTCCGAGACGGAGTCGGTGCCTCGGTCATTGACATCGATCAGCAGCATGGGCGCGGGGAACGTCCCGGCCACGGTCGTCTTGCCGGTCCCGGCCCTACCGTAGAAGGCATACGTGCGTGGGTTGACTATGTCGCCCACTGGCGTGATGACTATCTCCGGTGGTTCGCTACGGCTCGATACCAATCGGGGGGTCGTAGTGGTCTTCTTCCTCACCAACATAGAATTCATGCTCCTTTACAAAATCAACGTCTAGTCCCTGTAGCTCGGCACGGCATAGAGGTTCATAGTCGCACCAGTCGCAATGCAGGGCGATGGTGCGCACAGGCTTGACGCGCGGGTTGTGATCGGCGATCTCGTGCGCCGAATGAATGAAGTCCTTGTAGATGTCGTCGACCACAGCCTTGGAGATCGGGGTGAACACGCGGCGGTAGTATTCGTCCTGCTGCTCGTCCACCATGGCGATCATCTCTTTGTAGTTTTGGGCCTTGAGCTTGTGTTCCTTGAGGAACTCGGCCAGGACGGATGGCAGGGTGACGATCTTGGACCGCGACATTTGGCCGCCTTGGGTCATCTTGGGCCATGACGGTGGCTTGGACCGAATGTAGTTCCAGCATGTGCCGTCCAGGTGCTCCCATCCCAGCATATCCACAGCTCGAATGTATACACCCGACTGGATCGATTTCCACCTGTGGTCCTCGGTCGGTTCGCGGTTGAACGTCTTGTGCTCGATCAACCACCGCAACTTGCGCTTGTCCTTGAGGCGCGCCATGGCATCGACCTTGCCGGTGAATATGATCCCCGACTCGACCTCGACCTCGAATACGTGCTCGGAATTGCGACCGCCGTGACGGATGTAGATGAAGTCTTTTCCTTGCCAATACCTGAGGTAATCGGTGAAGATGTATCGGATGTCCTCGACGATGTTTCCATACAGCTCCTTCTCCTCGTCAAACATGCGGGCGTTGGCGAGGTCGATCATGCCGAGGACCTGGAACGGATCGTCCCCGTCGGCATGCGCCTGCAGCATGGAATGCATGATGCTGCCGAACTGCAACGGACGGCGCTTGACCTTGGGTCTCAGCTGAAGATCGTGCTTCAGATGATACCTGAAACGGCATTGCCTCCAATCCTTGATCTTGGATTGGCTAATCCTTAACTGCTTTTTCATGGCTCGCTTTCCACTTCTCAAGCGATACACCGCGCCCCCACGGACCTATCTTGACCTCGGCTTCCATGGGAACGGTGAATTGGCATTGAAACACATTTAGCAATTCTGGGCAACCCGATATTTCCAGAATTCTCTCAGAGATTTCCACCACGCGCGGGCGTATCACGCGCATGAGGATGGAGTCATGCACGGTGGCGCATATGCGCATGACGTCTGTGTCATATTCCTTGCGCAATTGCAGGGCAATCATCAGGTTGAGATCGGACGCCAATGACTGCACCGGGGCGTTGATTGCCTGCCGCCATGCCTCGGCGCGACCGGGGGTGTCGTAGTCGAGCATGGCCTCGGGCAACCGCCGCTTGCGGCCGATCTTAGACGCTACGTATCCGTTCATGCGGGCGAACGTGCGCTGGCGCTGGTGCCACTTGGGTAGCCCGGCGTATAACTCGAAATACCCTTGCCAGCTATCTCGGGCCTGGC